GGATGCTTGCCTGATTTATCTTTTGTGGAAATGTCTCGCCAGTCCTCGCGGAACCACTTAACGAGACCTTTTCTTGGTTTGCTTCTTTTTGACATCGACTGTCCTGTATTTACCGCCCATGCGTCGGTACTCTAAAACTAATTGGCCTGAACTGTACGCCGAAGGCCATTTCTTAACCCGACGCTTTACCTTGGCCTTTGCTCGCGCATAAAGGGCAGGGTTTGTTGGAACCGCCTTCTTAGCCATTAGCTTTCCGAACTAAACTCGCCGACCTTCTGGTTGGCAGCTTTCTTTTTGTAGTTTCTGCGGTTCTTACGCTTGGGCTTATCCTCAATCATTTCGTCTTTCATGGATTTGCCGCGAGGCTTCATAAACACTTTGCGTATATACATGCCCTGCATATTCATGTTCGCTTCCTTGCCTTTTTTTGAGCCGTCTTAGATAGTTGTCCAAAATGAAACAGCTTCTTGCTGCTCGATGTATGCCTAGCACCACTATGGAGTTCGCCATTCGGCATCTTGTGCATACCGCCTTTGTGACGAGTACCATCACGGAAATAATGTGCGACGCCTTTAGCCATTACTTTTTCCTTTTTTTGACTGCTTTTTTCTTTTTTGTTGTTTTCTTTTTTGGTCGACCCACCATCGAGCCGTAAGTACCTTTTCCACCGGGCATATTAATCTCCTAAAAAATTGGGATACGTTTAATTTTTACTGGTTCAAACAAAATAGACATCGGGCCACCACCAAACTGTTTGCCCGTCATGCCTGAAAATCCATACATTCTTACTAAACTTTCAAGAGTGTTTTGCTTCATAGCATTGTCAATGCCGAACAAATTTGGCTGCTCTGGAAAGCGCCCCTCTGCCAAAGGTCTTAAACCTAAAGGGTCTTCGGCAAGTGGATATAAAGATTGACCTTCGCCTAATGACTGATACGGAACCCTGCCTTTAACAACACTAGTTTCCGGCTTTATAGGAACACCCGGCATTTCGGGGCCATAAAAGTAAGTTCTATCAGGGGCAGGAACACCCTCTATCTTGCCAACCCTTCCATATTCTTCGCCTCTAATTTTGCTTGTTTGCTGAAAAGCCGGATCAGCAAACAATAAACCTTCAGGCCCATAATGAACCCCATAAAAAGGCTCTTTAGGCTGCGATGTAAAATCCCTTAAATATTCAGGAATAAAATATTCTTTGTTAAAATCTGGCGAAATATATTCAGCAGGTAACAAAACAGATTTTTGCTCTGCAAATTTTAAGTCTTTATATAAAGATGCCTTTATATCAGCAATTTCATTTAATCTTGCTTCATTTACTGGTTGTCCAGTAACCCTTGCTTTTTTTCTAATCTGTTTAATTTCATCGTCTAATTGACGTATATTTTTAAAAAGTTCAGCGTTAGCTGTACCGTAGTTAACAAAACTATTCTGCCCCCTTGTTTCAGAAGCCATAGCCAATCTTGCTAAAGGGCTGTACATCTGACTATGGCTAACAAACGCTATTTCTTCTCCTTTAGGTTGAAACGTGTTTGCGCCAATAGAATGACCAAACATATCATGCACAGCCCTAAACATTTCGTTTTCTGTAAGGCCCGTGTCGGGGTCAATGTTTTTTAGATATTCGTGTTCATCACCACCACGAAAAACATTTAGATTTTTATTCTGGACAACATCTTGCACCATGTCAGATGCTTTTGAATATTCTAGCTCACCGTTATGGAAGGTGAAGGTCATACCTGACCCACCTAAAGAATTAAACTGATCTTTAGTTTCTCTCGCCATTGCCTCATAAGAGGCTTGAACAAGTTCGTCATAATTTTTTGCGCCTGAAGCCTCAACAACATCGGGCATCAATCTTTGGTAAGATTGAAAAACTAAATCTTTGTATTGATCGTCACCTTGCACAGCTATTTCGTAAACACGACCTATTGCGGCCTGTTTTACCAAATTACTTTCAATGCTTGTGGGGTCTATTCTCTCGTAAGGAACACCGAAATTATCTTCAGTGTATTTATTAGCGATATTAAAGGCATCATTTAGCCTGTCATCAGCTAAGATTTCGTCGATTTCTTCTTTCGTAAGGCCTGTGCCACTTCCCCCCTCAGTGACCTCGCGCTCCCGTGATAGGGTTTGGCGTCGCTCCACTGCGCTAACTCCATCGCCCAATCCTTCGGACGATCCACTGATGACGCGGAGGACGCCTGCTTCTTCGTCTCTTTCGATCCTGAACCGTGGTCTTTCACCAGTTTCACTCCATTTTTTTAGATCACTAAATACATCTAAAGCTGATGCACCTGTCAAAATCTTTTTACCAACTTTGACAACCACTAATGGGTCTAGCATACCTGAAGTAAAACGCCCAATGTTTTCTGCGCCGCTTTTTGTGCTTTTTGCACCGGGAGCGATCTGAGAGTACATATCTATAAGATAGTCACTGCCCAAAAAGGGTTTCTTAGAAGGCTGCCTGCCTAGCGCCTTTGCTGCCGGAGTATAAAGCAAATTAGCTATGTCAACAGGTGCGCCGAGTACATCAAACGGTAAGTACGAAAGCCCTCGCACAAAACCTTGCGGGTCAGCAGAAATTGTTTCTATTGGTTTACTTGCGGCTGACGACAGCAACCCGCCTGCGCCTATTTGGGCGTTTACACGCTGCTGAAGCATATCCTCGTAAATGTCTAATAACGAAGCCATGACTTTTACCGATTACCATTTTTTACATGACCAATACCGCGCCGTTAGTTTTGACGGGGGGCTTGTGTCGCATTTGTGTCTTGCTCTAAATGACTTCCGACGCTTCGGACTAGACTTCTTAATTTTCATATTCGGGTCGCCGTAACGGATTAGCTTTACCTGCTCACCCTGCTTGGCAAGGACAGCAAACTTCTTAGACTTACCGGGCGTCCGCTTTGGTTTGTTGTAGCCAGAAAAACGCTCTCCGCGATATGTAATAGCCATCTAAAAACCTAAATATGGAAGCTGAAAATTCTGACCTGAAAAGGCGCTGAAGTCCGGCACAAGGTTCGGCACATTAGGAATAGGCAAAGGTACGACAGGCGCTGGCATCGGTGTTGGAGCCGGAGCCGGAAGCGGTGTCGGCATTGGAGCCGGAATGTTAAGACCAAGACCATACAAGTTAGCCATCGCGTCACTGAATGACTGCTGCGCCTGTGGGGGCATTGCAGCAAATGCACCTATGTTTGCAGGCGGGGCTGCCATAGGTTGAGGCGTCGGTGTGAACCCGCCGTCATAGGTAACAGGTATGTCGCCAAGCAATCCTGCTGGTATAGCGCCACCGCCCGTTACACGCACGACAGGGACATCACTGCCTGCCATCTGCATTGTGCCTTCCTGAAACACAGGGGTTGCAGGTACGCCGATGCCCTGTGCCGCAAGCAAGCCCGGTATATTCATCATTCCAATGTCTAGCATTTTCTATCTCATGTGATGACGCGGCCCTAGCTTCTTCCGATGATTTAACGGAGGTCGCTTTGATCTGCGCCGATTTTTTGTTTTAACTCTGTAAAGACTAAAGTTATCTTTTTTAGCCATTTCCTAATTTTCCATGTGCGCGGGTAACGCTGTGAAGCGTAGTAATCGCCCCAACGACCACACCAATTATGTTGCCGGAAAGCATCGCGGTTGAAGGTTGTTCCTGAAGCGCCTTCTTCATAACCACCACGACTATGAAATATCAGGCGCATAACCCACCCCCTAAGAGACATCCGTGGGGGTTTCGTCAAGGAACTCTATCGTCGAGGTTATGTACCTAAACTCTCCTTGACTGAAGCCAGCAGTTAAAGCAGCTTGCGCCGCAACAACTAGAGCGCCGTGCATAATCGACTTGTGGTCGATGTTTGCGCCTGCGCTCAAACCGATTGCGGTTGAACTGAGGCAAAAAATAGCCGCGTCCATATCCTCTGGGTCAACGTCGTATGAAACTTCGATAAAACCAAAGTTCTGTTTTTTTGTTCCCTTAATAGGAAACTCAACAACCTTGTCACTCATACTATCCAACCAGCATCGCTGTAATTTAACGATTTACTAAATCCATAAGCGGAGCCAGAAGACGCCCTAGACGCCATGCCCCCAAATGTCAGAACAAAGCTGTCAGCTAGGTCGGGCGACTTCTTGCCACGCCGTTTAATTTCATCCTTGCTCTCGACTTTCAATTTACCGGACGACAGGTATTTGAAACGGACAGAACTAAGTTCAGAAATTAATTCGTCATCTTGAGGCATGTGGACATCCCGCGCCTCAAGCCATTCTCTTGCCTTGAACCAGAGTTCATCACGGAGCCTGCCGAAGCGCTGGCCTAGCGCAGGACTTTCAGCAACATTTATGCCGCGAATGTTAGGGCCGAACTCCATTTCTGTCAGGCGATCAACAACCCCTGCGCCCAAGCCAATACTATCAACCAGTATCTCACCGGGGCGCTCGGAATACGGTGTGCTTTCATACTCGGTTAGTATGATGCCGCAGATTTCCATCAAGTCTTTATTTCGCCATGATTTGATTGGCTCGACTAAAGCGTTGCCCTGTCGCTTACAAAGCGCCGTCCGGTCATCACCGAAACGAGCAACGTCCAAGCCCCAAACGGGCATGATATTCTCAACCGCTTCGACATCGCGTGTCACCGCGCTCTCTAGCAAGTAAAGAGGTATCACAACATCGTCGTCGGCTTCGGGGAACTCGCCAAGAACGCGGACGCGGTAAATATTGCTATCCTCGCCATACTGCCTCGCCATGTCTTCGAGGAAGTCTTGTGTAACTGTGGTGGCGTCTGCACACCCAACCCGTGTCGTCCACCACCGATCCGAGTTTCTGTTAAAGGCATCAAAGAAAAACCCTGACGACCTTGTTGGGTTGCCGACCATGACAGTCTTTGCGCCTGCCGTGGACATTGCGCCCTGCCCGACTTCAAAAATGATGTCGGGGACACCTGATGCCTCATCGACGACGAAAAGCATGTTGGGCGAATGAAAGCCTTGTAAGGCTTCCGGCTGTTCCTTCCGGCTCGTTCTTGCGACCGCGAAACTGTCCGACCCGCCTTTGAGTTCAATCTTGTCGGACTTGAACTCAAGCTGGCTTTGAAAAAACTCAGGCAGCTTTCTGCCCCATTTATTAATCTCAGGCCAGAGGACATCCGACAACTGTGAGGCTGTGTTGGCTGTGCAGGCCACCTTTACCGGGTAATGGGTCAACATCCACCAGAGGACAACCCAGCTTAGAAATGCTGTCTTGCCGACGCCGTGTCCTGACCTGATAGCTACACGGTCGTTGTCTCGGATTGCCAGTAACGCTTCTTCCTGCCACGGTTGCGGTTCAGCCTGTAAGACTGCCCTGACGAACAAGGCGGGGTCTTGTCGTAGTTGAAGTAACCGACGCTCATGCTCTTGCAGTGTGTCAGTAGAAATTTTTTTTTGAGGCATAGGGTTCCTTGCCTAATAACGCCCACCAAGGGGGGGTAGTTATGGGTATATATATCTATCACTGCCCCCCGCCGCCGCGACAGGGTGGGGGGTGTGTGGCAGGGTGCAAAATTACCGATTTACCCTGACATTTACCCTGACATTTATACAAACATGATTAGTTCACTGGCTTTTTTCCGTAGAAATCCGCAGGTTTGCGCCAATCCTGACTGTCAGCTTGCACATCTGACAGTCGGCTAAGTTCGGCTGCTTTGACCTGCGCCAACTGGTCGTCAATCGCCGATCCGATTTGCTCCAATGCGCTGACCAAGTTATCGCCGTGATGTTCAAAGCGCACATCTGTTGGAACGAACTTACCTATTGCGTTCAAGGTCTTAGCTGCGTCTTGCTTGAGTTGTTCAGCCAGCAATTCAGCAAGCGGACGCTCGTCATTCTCAAGGATTTCAAGGCTTTTGCTTAGTTCTTGGCGTATTCTATGGACAATTTGCTGCCCAGAGCCACTGCCTTTAGGTCTGCCGCCTTTGTTCTTTGCAACCATATTAATAACTCACAAAGTATTGAAATAAAAAAAGGTGACAACGCACTTTAGACGCAAATCACCAGAATATTCAAATATTATTCATATGCGGACTTTTAGTCAAGAATATTCTTTTTTCTCTTGAATATTATTCTTCTAATGATTATATTATTCTTATCAGGAATATTAAAGGAATTAGTTATGCTTAATGCATTTATTAGAAATTTACGGGCTTTGACAAATTCAAAACCAAACGGTATTGAAATCGAAAACATTCGCTTCGGTCTTGTGCAGGATTTGGATATACCAACATATATCAGACGCCCTGACTTAGTAGCTAAGTTTGATACTGATATTGTCACTACGTCTAGGGAACGTAACAATGAAAATTAAAATGCAAAAGACTGTTACTCTAACTAGCGCTCAGATAATAGGCGCAGAAGGATATCAAAGACATTTAGGCAATAAAATGACGCTTAAAGATTTTGTAAAGCATCAAATATTTTTAAACGGGGTAAATAATACTTTAGGTTTGTTTGAAAAATTTTATGATATTGAAATGAGCGATTAATCTCGCGGCATACCAAAATAATCACCCAAAGCATCAAGACTTAACCTCAGAACTAGGATTCCGCCTTTAGGGTCGGAGTCCTTTTTTTTTGCCCAATCAGCAGCACTTATTCCAACAACGCATACATCATAGGCACAATCATTTAATTGCTTACCAATCTCTCTAGACGCTTTTACAAACTCCGCCCACGCATGTGCCTGACCATCCGACATATCATCATTGCTTTTGCCAATGGCAGGAGAATATGACGCTGTAACTCGTTGTGACCCTGCGCCCCTACGATGCAATGCAAAATATTTTGTGCCAGCTTCGAACTGTCTGCGGGTAATCTGGTCACGGTGATAATATCTATCCAACGGTGTTTGCGTTACGACCCTACGTCGTTTCGGCGCTCCAAGTTTGGTATCAGTATGCTCGTCACGGAACTCGTCATGTTGCCAACGCTCCGGTGTTCCAACGTCATTCGGTTGTACAGGTTCTTTTCGCTTTGCCATTGCCAATCCTTAAAATGGTATCTCAGCATCCCCACCGTTATCTAAATCAATCTCCTTTACATTTTTTGCATCTGTAATCTCTGCGCCCGGAAACACAGTCTTAGCATGATAGACTTCGCTGTATCTCGCACCGACTAGGCGTGTAATCTCATCAATCGTAAAAACTCGATGCCCTTCTGCAATATGTTGCCCTTCTGCGTGATGTTGAACAATCGCAATAGCAAATCCATCTTGCTCACAATACCACACCCGATCCGGCTCTGTTGTATGTCCGGCATCTGTCGCAGCCTTGTCCAATGCTCTCCAACCTCTGATAAGCGCCGCAGCTTTCTGTGCAGTCAGTTCTGGGTCGTCTGTTTCAATGGCATCGTCTAACTGCTGCCGCGCCCGTTCAAACCGCATCGCCAAGTCTGGCGACACCAGTGACTGCAAATGTTCAATGCCCCATTTGCTCTCCATCTCAGCCGCGACCTTATCCAGAGGCTTCAACGCCTCATAGCATTGACCGCGTTTCGGCGGACACGACATAAATGGTATTCGATCATCATTTTTAGGGCGCTGTGATTTTTTCATTTCAATCCCTTTATATTACTCCAGACGGACAACCGGACATCAGACGGGACACCGGACAATACATAGTATTTGTCCGTGTCCGTCCCGTTTCCTGCTGTTTGTTAGAATGGGACATCATTTTCATGTCCCGCCATGTCCCGTTTGTCCCGTCCCCATACATAAACACCGTCAAACCCGCACAAACACTGGCTTTTTAACTCACTCGATGCACGGTTAAACGCCTTCCGCACCGTGTCCGGTCGTGTCCCGCCATGCAAATTTCCGAAAATTTCACGCCAATCTGCCATTTTTGCTCCTAAAGTGGTTGGGAACCCATTTGGTAGCGAAATTTGTCTATCTGCGAGGGCTGTTTGGAGCGCGTCGAGCGCTATTTTTGCGTTTCCATTTGGTCGATATGTGCCGTTGACTGTCGCCTCTGTTGGCTCGACCACACAGCTAGTAATTATCTTACCTCTGTCGTTTTTGCCGAGTTCGACTGTCTTTAATTTAAATGCAAACTCGCCTGACACTTCCATGTCACGTTGCTTTGTGACCTTGGCTGCGCTTATTTCTGCGTCCCTGTCTGCTATAACTTCAATCTCGGTGTCTGTGGCTGCTCTGAGCAAGCTGTGACCCCTTGCACCTGCTGCTTGGTTCTTGCCTGTATGGTGTACCAGCATCACATGAGCGCCTGTTGCATGGCGGATACGGTCACAGTTGTTGACCAGCGCCCCCATGCTATCTGGGGCGTTCTCATTGCCACCATTTAGCGCTCTGGACAGCGTATCGACGACTATCATGCGTATTGGCTGGCCTATTTGTTCTATTGCTTGCTCGATTGCCATAATAAGGCGACCTGCGTCTTCTTCTGTGTTGCAAAGGTCGATTGTTGTGGCAATGCGCCCGAATGGTAGCGTCCCTTGGTCAATATCATAATGTTTGTTATAAGCCACGATACGGTTGTCGATGCCTCTGGCTCCTTCGAGTGCGAGATATATGACGCCACCAGCTTCCACTGCCCTGCCACGCCACTCCTTACCCTGCGCCACATGAAATGCGAGGTCACTGGCAAAGAATGTTTTACCTGTGTTGCTGTCGCCGTATAAAACTGACATGCCGCCATCGGTCAATAGGTCTTCGACAAAATCAAAAGTCTCAGTACGGAGTGAAACATCACCTGACCATTTAATATCGAATGGTGCTTTTGCGACTGTGGTTTCTGCCACCTCTGACGCCTCGCCGGGGTCGGGCATCTGCCACTTCTGCCGTGCAGTT